GTCTTATATACTCCCTCAATTCTCTTAGAAAATCTTGAATCTGTGTTGTAAAAGGCTCTAAATTTGAATAATTTGTTGCAGGACAATATACCATAATATCTAAACTCTGTGACCCTATTTGATTGCTGCCTTGAAATCCTATCGTTCCAGTATTTTTTACAACAACATAAGGAGATGTACATTTCCCTTGATGTTGTCCTGGGGAATATACATCTATTCCTTTACTTTTTAACAATAAAAAAACACGTTCCCATACGGTACGTGGCTTGTATGTTCCGTTTATATAATTTTGTAATACATCTCCCTGAATTGCATATTTAAAATTAGCTTCTGCCATATAATCACCTATTTCAAAAGTTTAGCCATACCATTTACAAATTCAGGAGTAAGTTTTCTAACTGTTGGTCTTAATACTGCATATTTGCCCTCATTCCCCAGTTCTAGTTGTTCAAAGGAAGGGGCAACTTCCATACTTACACCGGCATCTCCACTTGTACCCTTAGCATGTGCCAATTCAAGATATGGCGAATAGTCCATATTCCCAGCTACATAAGCAGCACACTTATCTTCATCTTGCCATTTAAATCCGCCATCAATTGTCTGTCTTGCATTTCCTGTCCTGTCAGTCCACTTCGCATTTTTCTTCGCTTCTCCTGCCATCTTTTTTCCTGCACTATCGCAATAAACACCTGCAGCAGCTTTCATTTTTCTGTTCACTTCACCGTTTTTAGCAAGTTTATCCAATAGATCGGTTGCATCAAATTTAAAACCAGGCATATTCCTCACTCCTTTCTCTTTAAATAAGTATCCCAGACAATATCTTCAATATTGCCCTTATCAATTATTTCATATTTGGAACTATCCAAAGTAAAATAATCATGCTCTTTTATTTTCTTAACCTCGTCATCTACTATCAGTAAAATTCTATCCTGATAGTCTCTATTTAGATTAGCAGCTTCTGTGCTATTGTTAACTATATTGATAGAGGTACTTCCTATATGGTAATACCCTTTAACTTTACACACATATTGGTCCTCTTCATATTCTCCAAATACATTTTTGCCGGCCCTAAGAACTATTACTTCTTTCATGAAAGGCGTTACTTTTTTTACAAGCTGGTTTCTTATTTTCTGCTTTCTTGTTTCATCCCATTTCATTGTCCATCAGCTCTATTCATGCTGATAATATAATTCGGTGCTGGTTTAAATTGTTTTGCAAGTGTAAGCCAGTATTCTCTATTAGAGCTCAACTTTATACCTGATATTTCTAAATTATCATCTGCAGCAGCCTTTTTCAGGCAACCTTCGTAACTTGCAGCCTGTACATTACCATCATTTTTATCCAATAAGAGCTGTAAGTCATCATCATCAAAGTATGGATACTCTTTTTCTTGAAGATTGAATTTCAATATCTCCAAAGGTGTAAAAGCCATAATTATGCACCTGCCCCTTCTCCTTCTTTGCCTGGCGGGTTAGCTGGAGGATTTTCGGCTTCTTTTGGAATTTCTATTTCAGCGTACTTACTTAACTCCTCTACATCTGATTCCTTTACTTCAAATTCTTCTCCTTCCTTCAAATGTTCCCCACCATATTTTATGAACTGCATTGTCTTTGCCTTAAATGTTCTTTCTATTGTATTTGTATCTTTCTTAGCCATTTTTAAGCCATCCTTTCTTAATAAAAATTAAAGAGCAGTCCTATTTGAACTACTCCAATTAATATACTGTTGCAAAAAATACTTCATCTGCCCTATCAAATGAAACGATAGGCATTACAGATACCTTGGTATCTACTGTTACCGGGTCTTCTTTAACCATTGTAGTAACTGCGATTCCTGTACCAACCATATAAGTATCAAGTTTACTTGAACCACTTTGCTTGTCAAATTCCTCTGGTGTTGTACCGTAGACAGTATTTCCAAGAGTTGTACCACTCATGAGAGTAATTTTACCATCTGTATAGTATGGAATTGCCTCTGCCCCTTCTTCTGGATTATAAGTAGCGTCTTCCAAAAAAATGACCGTTAGTCCTAATACTTCTTTAGCAAACTGTATATAATTTGCTTGAGATAAAATTAAAGAAGTATTTAGGTTACTATTTTTAATATGGTTTGTAATTGCTGTATTAATTAAAAATGTGCTATCGAATGTCTTTTCAGTTAATAATAGTATTGTTGGCTTAGCATAGTTATCATCCGTAATAGCTTTTTGAAAGCTTATAATATCTCCAACTATGTCAGCTGCAGGATTTGTCCACTTATCGTCAACGGTTAACACTTCTCTGTGATTTTCAGGAACACCATAATCAACTATAGTATCTCCATCTTTAGAGGTAAATTTCAATATCCCATCTTGAATTACGCTAGCTCTCATTTTTTTAGCATTTATGTTTGCTCCATTAACCAAATCTGTATAGTTTTCAAACACCTGTTCCAATAATGCATTTACGAGATTTTCATTGTTGGCACCTATTGCATTTTGCAAATCTCTTCTCGTTGTCTCGTCAATTCCCATACCTTCTTTGAAAAATGGTATTTCAGTGGACTTTACTGTCAAAGCTGCACTTAATGCCCTCATTTTTGTAGCAGCATCGAATGTACTCATTCGTAAAGCAACTGATTTCTTTTTAGCACCCTTTGCCATTTCTAGCTTTGTTCCAGTAACCTTTTTATCTGGAAATAACGTTTTATCAACTGTAGCCTCTACTGGCAGCTCTTTAATATAAAGGGCAATGTTTTTTGAGTTTATATAATCACTTAAGTTCATGTCCTAAATTCCTCCTTCTATTCTCCAAAGATAATTAGTTTTAATGCAGCTTTTTCTACAGCCTTAATGGCATCATCTGCATTAAATTTAACTGCTGATTCATATAGAGCTCCATGTACAAATATCGGTACTACTTCTGTAGCATCATCTGCGTTTGCTGTAGGTGACATAGAGCCTTTAAAGCTGACATCCTGATACACTACTCCCCATGCATCTGTAGTTGTGGTAGTTGAAGTTATCGGCTTCCCATCTTCGGTTATTAAAGTTCCAGCTAATAGTACCTCATTGGAATCTAATAATGTTTTCACATCACCTTTTCTTATTTTTAATGGAAGCGATATAAAATGATCCCCTGCAATTAATCTCAATTTATTTTGTTTTGCACCTAATGTATAACTTGATTGCCTCATTATATTTCACATCTCCTTTTTATTATCTAGCAAAATCTTGTAATCCCTTTGCCTTTAAAATCTCTGCTTTTCTTTTGCCTAACTCTGTTGCAAAGTTAGTTGCATCCCCTGGTTTTGGATCTCCACCACCGGTATTAAAAGTCCCAGTCCCATTTATTTCTTTCTCAAATAAATATTCATGAGACTTTTGGAGTGGTTCTATCTGTTCCTTAAGACCTATAATGTTATCCCCATCAACCTTAAGCTTATCTTTATCTATAAGCGCCATAACTAGCTTTCTATCCTTTACACTATAGGCTCCTAATCCTTTTTCTAAAGCATTATCAAAAATCATATCTTCTATTTTTTTCTCAAGAGTTTCTTTCTGAGTTTTATTAGCAGTTTCCAGTTCAGTGAACTTTTCCTTTAAGCCGTCAACATCCTTGTATTGTTCTTTTAAATCTGAAATTTGCTTATCCCTTTCCCCTACCTGTTTCTTATATTCTTTAACCTGACTATCCACCTGGTCAAACTTAGATTTTTCAACATAGTTCTTGCTATCTACTAAATCTATATCTTTGTATTTTTTCTGGATATCTTCTGGTATTTGTGTAAATGAATCTCCTAATATTTCACTTAATTTTGGCATTGAACTATTCCTCCTTATTTTTATTTATTAAGCTATTAATCTTGCCCGTAATTTCATGTTTTACTTCATCAGGAACTCTATTATCTTCTATGACTCCCTTTAAAATATTTACAAATCCACTAAAGGCATCAGTCCCTGTAATATCTACTTTTACAGATAAATCAGCCATAGTTTCCCTCCTTTTTTACAAAAATAAAAAAGCCTTATTCCTAAGACTTAAATCCTACTTGTTTATTTTCATAACATTTATTAATAGCAATAGATTCAATTCTATCAACATCTAAAGCTACAGTGCCGTCTTCATCATCAAATGAAATAATTTTTTCTAACTCATACTCACGATCCTCAAATCTCTTCTGCAACCATTTTATAGTATCTTCATCAGCTGTTCCAAATATAGTTTCACCACTTTTTAACCAAATTATATAATTTTCATTTCCATCCTCTCTTAATTTTAAGCATAATAAAAGCGCCTACTATTTTTATTTAGTAAGTGCTTTTAAATTGCTTTTTCTAATTCATTTGGTTTGAAAAATTCAGTGCATGTGGCTTCGCCATCACTATCAGAGAATTCAATTAAATATGCTTCATCCGGCTTTTGAAAACATTCCAAAACTGTTCCTATATCACCTTTTTTAAGTTTATATTCTGGATAATCTTTTTTGACTTTAACACTATCGAACTCTTTAAAAATCATTTATTTCACCTTCTTTTTAGTAACATATGCAGATGTCAATGTAGGAAAATCATCACCGTTTTTTATCATCCAAGCTGTAAGCACATTTGCAGTTTTCCCATTAGCACCTTTTAAATTCATTATTATTTCATAACGCTTGCCGTACTGCGTTTCGTCTTTAAACATTGCTCTATAATTTCTTATATTTACTTGAATATTATTAATTAAATCATCTGCATTTTCTTGATTATATCCCAATGCGGTTTCAAATGCAACGGCTTTATCTTTACCTGTTGGATGGTTCATGTTTAATGCATAACCTTTTATCTTTGGTTCTGGTATAATAGCAGAGCGTCCATTTGGCAATAAATCATTTTCTTTTATTATACCATTATTTGAATTACTATCAATCCCCTTATCCTTTACTTTAGCTTTACTTCTTATATCCTTAAGTGATTTTTCTGTTTCTTCTTCTCCTGCAAAATAAGCCCCGTATTTTTTATACCATTCATCCAACTTCTTGTCGTTTCCACCCTTG